GCGCAAAAAGCCCGCCGCTGAACAGACCCCGGACCAGACAGCCGGCAGTTAAAAGGAGGCATGTGGGATGGACTGGTGGGGAAAACCACAATTTTATGGTGTGCAGGCCGCAGCGGCCAATCTAGGCCGGACGCAGGGCCGCTACACAAAGGAGTTCTTCCAGCAGGACTTCCCGCAGTTCTTCACCGCACAGGGGGAGTGCCTGGTGCCCGAGGGGATGCTGGAGGAGTTTTTAAGCCAAGCCAATGCCGCCATTGGGCCGGACAGGTGGCTTGACAGCTGGCGGTACTGCGCGGGGCTGTATGTGGCTCACACGGCCACACTGTATCTGCGCACGTTTGCAGAACACTCAGACACTGCTGCCGAGGCTGCGGCCACTGGATCGCTGGTCGGCGTGGTGCAGTCGGCCACCTTGGGCGATTCCTCTGTCACCTACAACACCGACGCGCTGACCAATGCCACACAGGACTGGGGCGATTTGAACGCCACTCAGTATGGACAGCTGCTTGCCACCAAGGCCCGTCTGGTGGGGATGGGAGGGACCTTAGTATTATGAACTATTTAGACTGGTATACCGACGCAGTGGACGTGTACCGGGTAGTTCCCGTGCTGGAAGGCAAGCTCACCCGTAACGAGCGCAGGCAGGTGCTGGCAGACGTCCCCTGCCGCCTCTATCGCTCAGACGCCAGCGCCATCACAATGGACCCGGCGGCGGCTCGCCTGGAGCAGAAGAACAGTCTGATGTGCAGCACCCGTGTGGACATTCGGGCGGGAGACGAACTGCATATCCGCCGAGGGGCAAGACTTGGCGCGGCAGGCGAGGCCATCCGGGCCTTTGCCGGCGAGCCAAACGTCTATCTTGAGCCCTTCGGCGCAGTGCTGCCCGGCCTGGCCCATCAGGAGATTCAGCTGCTGCAGCAGGAGCGGGTGCAATGACGCTGGAAGAACGCATTGCCCAGCTGAAGCAGGCCCAGGGAAAGCTCCAGCAGAAGCTGGCCCAGGCGGCTAAAGACGCGACCATCCGGGCGGTGGAGAAGGCGGCGGAGCTGACGCCGCCAGAGGCAGACGATTTATCCGGCACCAACACAAGAAGCGGCGCCATGAAGCAGCACTGGGCGACGGACAGCGTGCTTACACCCCAGAAGCAGGCAGACCGGTATGTGACGGAGCTGGCCAATGATTTAGAGTATGCCTCCTATGTCAACGATGGCCACCGGATGGACCGCCACTTTGTGCCGGGGCTTGTGATAAACCCCTATTCAGATATGCTGGAATACAATCCGGACGGCAAGGGCGGCATTGTGGTGGGCACCAAGACCAGTTATGTCCCAGGGCGGTTTATGAGCGACGCGGCCAAGGCGGAGTATGAAAAGACGCTCCAGGCGGAGCTGCAGGATTTGAAGGAGTTATTCAAATGACGTTTACCATCTCGACCATTGCCAGGTCCCTGGCGGAGCATCTGGCCCCGGTACTGCCAGGCGTTCGATTCTATGAGGACCCCAACCAGCAGGGGACAACGCCGCCGTGTCTGTTTTTGCAGCAGCGCTACAGCTATCTGGACCACCGGCAGGCGGGGCGGCAGCTGCGCCGCATCGGGCTGGAGCTGACCTATCTTCTGCGCTACAACCTGCCGGACCTGCAGCAGCGCTATCAGCAGGCGGCGGAGGCGTTGGATGAGGTGATGGAGGTATTTGCCTACTCAGACGGAATCGAGACCGCCCTGGTGCGGACGTATGACCGGCAGTGGAACATAGACCTGGACGCGCTGCACTACAAATTTGAACTGAAGATTTGGGTGGAGCAGCCCCAGTCCGGTCCGGCAATGCGGCAGATGGACTACCAGCAGGAGGTACAACGTGGCGAATAAACGATACACTGTGCAGGCGCTTTTGAGCAGCGCCCGCTTTTCCAAATACCAGCAGGATTTTCTCAAGGCCATCCTGCAAAAACCCGACTATACGCTGGCCGAGGCCGAGAAGACGGTCCAGGCCTTTTTTAAGACAAAGGAGTGATAATTCATGGCAGGAGGCAGCTTTACTTCTCAGAATAAAGTCCGCCCAGGCGTCTATATCCGCTTTAAGACCGCCGCCGCCCAGACGCCCACCGTAGGCGAGCGAGGCGTGGTGGCCATCTGCGAGCCGCTGAGCTGGGGCCCTATGGCCCAGGTGATGACCATCGAGGCCGGAGCCAATCTGACGCAGTTTACAGGCTACGATATAACACACAGCAAGAACCGGTTCCTGACGGAAATTTTCAAGGGCAGCAACCGGACCAATCCCCCGAAAACAGTCCTCTTGTACCGCCCCACGGCCACAGGCGCAGAAAAGGCGGCGGCCACCAGCGGCGCATTGACGGCCACGGCCAAATACCCCGGCGTGCGGGGCAACGACATCTCCATTTCCGTGACGGCGGTGGTGGATGAAACAGACGCCTTCCTGGTTTCCACAGTGGTGGATGCAGAGGTTGTGGACCAGCAGACGGCGGAAACCGTCGATGCACTGACCTCCAATGACTGGGTAGACTTCTCCGGCACAGGGGCCTTAACGGCCGCCACCGGTACGGCCCTCACCGGCGGATCCGACGGCAAGGTGGAGACGGCGGCCTATTCCGCGTTTCTGACCAACCTGGAGCCGTACAAGTTTGACATTCTCATCTATGACGGGACTGACACCACCGTTCAGACCGCGATGGTGAACTTTGTCAAGCGGCTGGCAGAGGA